TCCTGCGTATATCTTGTGGCAAAATGAACCTACGTCCCAGCCATAGTCTGCAAAATCTTTATACATCTGTTCTACTAGGGAAGTCGTCGGAACGACTATCAGAGTATTTTTCCCTGTCTCAACAAAATATCTCACAATCGAATATATCATCAGAGACTTTCCCGAAGCAGTTGGGGATATCAACAACTTTCTATTATGTCTTAGAGCGTCGTATACTCCCTCTATCTGATAGTCTCTAGGTTTATACTTGCAGATTCCTGTTATATAATCTTTAACACCCTCCTTGGATATCATTTCATTGACTTCAAAGGGGAGTCCATAATACTTACTATCTACAAATTCGTAAGTATATCCATGGTCTTCACAAAATTGAATTATTTTATCTAAGAGTCCAACATATATTTCTTGTTTCTGAATATTAAATAGACGAATTTTTCCATCCCAAAATCTTTTTTTGTAGGCTGGTGAAAATTTTGCACCAGGTACATCAAAAGTAAATTGATCCGCAAGCTCATAATAAACATGCGGTTCTGCCTTTACATGAAGATTTACTTCATTCTTTTTTGAGATGACTAAATGGGACATAATCTACCACCATGATGTATCATATGTAGAATCTGCATCACCAAAATTACCAATCGGAACAATATTAAATGCTAAAGATTTTCTAGGCATATCACCTCTAACTGGATTAACACTATGCTGTAGATAACTAGGAAATATTATTAAGTCTTTTCTTTCTGGAATTATCTTTGCACATGGTGTAGTAAACTTATTAGCATTTTTCATATTTGGTCTATATGATGATAGATCTGGTAAAGGATTTATAATATCCAACTCCCCACCATTATTTTTATCACCATAGTGTCCATAATAATAAACTGCACTCCAAAAACTATTCTTGTGATTATGTAATTGAACATGTTCACCTTTTTTATTAAGAGTTAACCATGAAGTTGATATATCAAACCTACACACATAACCCATTCTATCTAAAGCAGATCTAGTATAATTCTGTAAAATCTTTTTAGTTTTTGGATACCTTTCCAATATTCTATACTTATCAGACCTATTTGCAAAGAGTGCTTGTTGAGGATTATCAATTTGAACTTTACTTAGAATGTAATCTTCACAATCATTTAGTTCATCAGTATCTTCCCATACTTTTATCTTAAGCAATGGTATAGAGAACATTTCTCTAACCTTTAAATCAAATTCTTTTTGCATCCTTAGCCTCCTGTTTCATTTTTTGCTGATCCTCCCAAAGTCTCTGAAGTTCTTGAGCATTCTCGGCAGACACGGGAGTTAGATCTGCGATGTTACCAGATAAGATGCATCGACCATCAACAGTACATTCAGGTACTTCATGCTGCAATCTACCCTCAAAAATTAATAACTTACCTTTTGCTACTTGTACAGTTTGTTTACTTTCTGAAAAAATTAAAGGAGAAGATCCTAAAGGTGCATTCACATAAAAAATCCATGTCCACGCGAATGGCATGTGATTATGTGAAGTAATGTTATCCCCTACTTTAAAAGTAGTACCCCATACTTCTTCTAATCTTAATTGTCCTTCTTTACCAAATATAGGTGTATTACTTTGAATTATTTTTTGCAACCATATAAGAAATTGCATTAATGCTGGATTTCCTTGTTCATGAATACGTCTTTCCGACATGGACGCATTTACACTAGGTTCATATCCAATTTTTGGGAGTTCTTTAACATAATCATATAATGCTACACAAAGATCATCAGGATCTGGGTATAAGAACTCTGCTACCGCTAACTTTTCAACTACTTCAAAAGAATTGCCCTTAGTGTCTCTAACGAAATCATTATCAGATTCAAGTACAGGTGGGTTTTTATATTTTTTTCTTAGTGCTTCTACTTCCTCATCTGTCAATTGAGGTTCATCATCATACAAATCTTTCATGAATCATAACAAGTTACTATACTATATAGCAGGTTATTCTTGGTCTAAATTTGGAAATTGTTGTGTGAGATTGTGATCTAATATTACAGCAAATAATCTATTCTGTAACGATAAAAGACGAACCTTTTCCGATATCGGTTTATTCTCATTCTTCCCTGGCCAAATTTCAGCATAGCAAGAGACAGCATCGTACAACATACGGGTTTCTTCGATACCCATATTTAATTCCATAGACCAATCTAGTTTTTCTTTAGAATCGTCAGTATCCATACGATTAAATATTTGTGTAATTATTTAGTTATATCCTTGTTGGAAACGATGCCATTCAATTGCATTCTTAATTTGATACGTGCGGCCAGATATATTTCTAATAATTTCTTCTAAAAATTTTAGAGTAGCATCATAGTATTTAATTTTCATATCAATCTTATTCAACCTTTCATCTGCATCCATATGTCTTTGTACAGCATCCTTTTCCCTTACCTTATACGGGAATGGATCTGCAGCATAAACTTCTGGAGATGCCTTACCTGTGTAGTAATTATATCTCTCTAGTCTAATTTCATTATATTGATTTCTTGCCTTCTCACGCATCAAAGTAATTGTATTATAAACTGTATAGTACTTTGAATGAAGTTGGGGTATTTTTAATGATTCGTCATGCAAGTTATCTGGGTCGATTTTAGCATCTTCGGCCCACATACTTTGAATTTTATCAAGATCCATAATAAAAGTTTAATTAATTATAAAAGAGTTCGTCCGTCTGATTTAAACATCCTGTATATAGTATACTTGAAAGTAGCCTCTGCTGTAAAGTAGTTGATATCAGTATCACCTGCTTCAAATTCTAATGATGTTAATGAAGTTGGAAACATTTCCTCAAACCTTATTATAGCACTAGTATTGTAATTACTGTTTAAAATTGCTAAAGATCCGTCACTGTATACTTCATCTCCATCTCTCTTACCTTTATCATCAGTTGTTATATCTTTATATTCCTTTGGTGTACTTGGAAAACCTACACCAGTCATCCAATTATGAATAGACATATAATTTTCTAATTCTTCATCAACTATAAATCTTAAACTAAAATCACCATACTGTAGTTTATCACCAGGTATATCAATATCTTTTAGATAAGATGCTTGTACAGCAGTTCCTAAAACTATCTCAGGTATTCTAGCAGAGTTACAGAAAAAATTTACCTTAGGAGTTTTGCTTAGATTAAACCTAAACCCTATAGGAGATAAAAAATTCCTGTTTTCTATTTGGTTACTTAGTGGATTGGCCATTACGATCCTCCGTTTCCACCGCCACCGTTGCCACCACCATTTCCACCGCCATTACCACCGTTTCCATTACCACCATTACCATTTCCGTTGCCATTACCATTACCGTTTCCATTACCGTTTTTCTTTCCGTTCTCACCTTCATCAGGTTCGATCATTCCTCTTCCACCCATATGATAACCACGAGGAATACTCTTACACTTCTTAGAAGTATAACACCAATATTTTCCTGCAGGGCATCTTTTAGCAGCTGCTTCTTCTATAAACTTATCAAATTCAATCATTAGTCGATAATCATATTGAACCACATTTCACTCATACCTGAAATGATTTTATCTGCTGATTCTTTATCATTAGCATATCCTTCTTTCATTAAATGGTCAACTAATTTTTCCCTAGCAGCAAGTGCGTCGTTGTGTTCTTTTGGTGTAGGTTCCATGGTAATACTACTTTTATCTTTATTTAGTCTGATATAATCGTATATCCAATTTTTGCTCTAGACTTACCTAATGCAACATCTAAAGCATCTTGAGCATCTTCTGTGGTATTATACCCTGTCTTTTTAGATATGTCCCATGACCACCTATTCTCACTAATGTGATATAGAGTTTCTCCTGTTAGATTGCTCTTCTTAGTAATATAAAACATTATGTCCTCTCTGTAAAAGTTATACCTTGCATATGATCAAACTCATGTAAGAATACTCTTGCAGCAAAACCATCTAATTTTACTTTATGAGTTTGTTTATTTTCATCTTCATATTTAACCACAATAGATTCTGATCGTTTTACATCTAAAAGTACATCTGGAAAGGATAAACATCCTTCTTCCATTATAACACTTTTTGGAGATTGTTTCACAATTTTAGGATTAAAACAAGTCATAATTTCATTATACTCCAAATCTCTTATCATTACAAATGCTCTTTCATTAATACCAATTTGATTTGCAGACAAACCAACTCCATTATGATGATGCATATTATCAATCAATGTCTTCTTTAAAAAATGCCGATCCAAATTATAACTACACTTTTTAACTTGTGCGTGTAGCAAGATATCCCAATTTGGTAGTAGTTCTCTTATCATAAAGTTATTTAGAGAAAAAAAAGACCCCTCAAAGAGGAGTCTTTTGAAGATATGTAATATCAATTACATTAGGTTTTGAACCTTGACTCTTCTGTAGTATGTATTAGAGTTTCTCTTAATACGTCCAGTGTCTGCCTGATATGTACCTTCAGCGAATGGGTTTGCTACGATACCGTAACGAGTTTTAAACCCGATTTTTGGCTGGAAGGTGTTCTCTCCCACTGCACGAACCATCTGTAGTGGAACGTAAGGGCAATAGAATAAACCTGCGTCATAAGGTGAAGAACCTTTATAACCAGCAACATAGTACTGAGCACCAGCAGAAGATCCATTGAATCCACCTGCATAAGGGTCGATGTACACTTTGTACTTACCTTGTAATGTACCAGCAAATGTATTACCAGTATCATCAACGTTAAGGTTGCTGTTAAGAGCAGGAGTGTAATCAAGTACACCAGCCATTGTTAGAGCAGAAGCAACGTCTGCAGAACAAAGGATCATGTTACCCTTTCCTCTACGAGTTTGCTGTGCTATCGCGTTAGCGTCTCTTTCTATCTGGAATATAAGTCCTTTGAACTTCTCAACTGACCATCTTCCGTTGGAATCTGTGTCTAAGTCGAATGTACCAGATGTTGCAACGTTAGCTTGAGCACCAGGCTTCGCTACGTTGTAAATTGTTCTAATAACTTCTCTGTTGATTTCAGCAAGTATCTCAGTAGAAAGAATGTTAGCAAGTTCTGCTTCTGCATTCAATCCATGGATTGCTTTCAAGTCTTGAGCAAGTTCTAGTGAGTACTCTGCCTTTAGAGCTCTTGACTTCGCAGTCACGGTGACTTTCTCGATTGAGAATGCCATCTCGTTGAAACCGTTTCCGTCAGTACCTAAAGCTTCAGCAGTACCTGTGGTCATACCTTCACCGACGTTGTAGGTAGTTCCGTCTGCAGTAGCAGGGAATGTACCGTCTAACGCACCAGGATCTGATCCTGTTTGTGCACCAGTACCAAGACCAACTGCCTCAGAACCAGAACCAGCAACGTAATCATCTGCTCCAGAGATTGTAGAACCATCGGTTCCAATACCTGAAAATGCGGAATCTACTTCGTTGTAGAATGTCTCGTTTCCATTTTGAGCATTGTAACGAGATCTCATTGCGAAAATTAGACCTGTTGGGCCATTCATTGGTTGCACACCAGCTAGGTCATAAGCGACCAAGTTTGGCATTGCTCTTCTGATCAGACTGATAAGTACTGGATCGAAGTTTGATATCCCTGAACCTGTTGAGTTTGTAGGGGCTGCTTCTCCAAGGAACTCTTGCTCCTCTTTTAAAGTCTTTTCTTGGTTCTCCAGAAGAACTGCGGTCACCATTCGACGATGATTGTCTTTGATGTCTCCCATACCATCGTGGTCTAGGAGTGGGGCCCACTTCTCCTGCAGATGTTCAGCATTGAACGATTGCATTTGTTTTACCTTTTAAATTTAGTAAGTTTGATCTTATAATTAAAAAATCACTTTTTCGAGACTCTATTCATAGTCTGTAGGTAACTTTCCATCAAGCCAGACGGTGCTGCTTGAGGTGCCTCAGTTCCTTCAGAAATTGTCTCTGAATGGTCTCTTGGAGCACTAGCACTTGGGAAATAAGATTCCTTAAGTGTACCTAGTTTCTCTCTGTATGTTTCTTCACTATCAAACTCAACATTTTTGGCAAGAGAAGCAAGTTTATCTTTTTGTGAAAGTGCTAGACCTTCGGATATGTCTGATAGAATTACATCTGATACAGACTCAGCTAATCTTTTGTTTAGAGCAATATTCTTATTAATTTGCTCGTTGAGTTTATTTTCCATCTCATCAAGTTTATCAACCATATTGTTGATAACATCATATTTTTCTTCAGGGATTGTTACATAATGATCTTCAAAAAGACTCTTCATACCTTTTAAGAATGAATCAGTCATTTCTGTTTTAAGTCCATGCTCTACTGCGAGTGCATTTTCTTCCATCCATTCCTGAGCAATATACTCAAGATATGCATCAGTTCTATCTTCTAGAACTTCTTTCATGGCAGAAACTTCTTCAGCGAGTGATTTCTCATACTCACCTTTTAATTCTTCCTTGATCTCTCCGATCTTAGATTTGATAGCAGCTTCAAAAATGGTTGTTGCTTTTGCTTTGAAGTCTTCTGAAAGTTCTTCGCCTTCAACAAGAGCATTGATGTCTGCTTCGACACTAAATGACTCCTCTTCAACGACTTCTTCTTCAGTTGTCTCTTCTTCTGCAACTACTTCTTCTTCAGTAGTTTCTTCTGATTCAGCAACTACTTCTTCTTCAGTTGTAGGTTCTTCAGATACAACCTGATCTTCAGGCTTCTCTTCTTCCTCTTTCTTCATAGAAGGCATAGCATCTGCTTTACCAGCGTTTTTGTTGACTACATCCTTAACTTGCTTAAGGGTTTTACCAGGTGTATTTAACTTAGCTGAATTATCATCAACCTTATAATTTTCTGGTGTAGGCCCACCTAGATCTTCTACCGCAGCTTGGCCAGGAGTTGTCCCAGCTAACTTAGGCATTGGATCACCAGGCGAAGCATTTTTAGTTACTACGTTTTCCATTTCTTGTAATTTGCTACCAACAGGCATGTGTTTATTCGAATATTTAAATATTCATTATTTATTTATAGAACTTAAAGATTTGATAAGAAATCGGTAAAGAGACCGAGCTTATGTTCCTCAAGTGTTTTTTGGTCAACTAGAGTGTTAATTCTCTTCTTAGTTTGATCTACAAACTGCTCACGAAGGATTCCTCCTTCCCAGACCCACTCTTTTCCTTCCATGATTCCGTTAACGAAAGCATCGGGAGCTGATGGGTCAGCAACGATATCAGCAGCTGTTGCTAACTGAAAATCTTCACCAACAACTTTTAGACCGTCACGATCTTCTTTTAATGTTCCTATACCACGAGAAGAAACTCCTAAAGTTACACCTTCAGCGAGTAAAGATTTTGCAATCTTACCCATAGGTGTTTCAAGAAGTTGTGCCTTACCTACAAAATTATTTCCTTCTTGATGAAGATCAACAATTTTATGTGATACTCTATCGAGGTTCACTGTAGGGCCATCAGGGTGACCAAGTTCCCCAACAGCACGACCTTTTGCAACGAAAGATTCATTGTATCTGCTAACCTCTTTTGCAAGAGTGTCTACAGGATACATTCTTCCATTACGATTTTTAAGGTTTCCTTGTAAGAAAACACCCTCTATATACATCTTCTTTTTAGCACCTTTTCCTTCGGTGATAAATTTAACGTCTGAAATTTCTTCTGTAATAAGTTTCATTGTCCTAATTTGTAAATCCTACTTTTGCACCCTTAACATTAGCAGACAGTGCATACATGCAATGAGTATAATCTTTTTGAACATACTCAACAGAACCTGATGGTAATGAGAATGATCCAATACCAGTTCCACTTTGAGTTTCTACAACATAAACTGTATGTTGACTTGATCCGTCTAAATTTACAAGACGAACCATTCTTGCTTGCTCAAAACTAGTAGCAGTACCAGTAGTGGTTGGCAGTGCAATTTCTTGACCTTTAATGTAGGTAATGTTGGCCATTATTCTCCCTCTGTTGACTCAGGTGATTCTGAATTATCAAACATTGATGAACCTACGTTTGACTTAGATGCATCTATTTTGTCTGCTGCTTTAGCATACAAAACCTCTTTAATCTTATCGCTGATGTCATTAGCAGCAGCATCAGTCGCGATCAAGTTAACAAGTTCTTCCATAAAAAATAAATATAAAATCCTAGTTTTATTTATATCTCTGCCTTTTTAGTATCTTTTTGTACCTGTGCATTGGTAAGTCCATCATCAATTTCTGGATCCATTGGAATTTCTCCCATCTCACCTTCTGCTGGTAATGGTTCTCCAGTTATTGGATCAACTGCACTAGGATCTGGTATTATACCATCTTTAATTTCCTGTTCAATTTGTTCATCCAATTCTTCCATTTCCCCATCAGTCTGACGTAAGACATTTCTACGAACCCATTCTTGTGAATAGAATCTTCCAATATAAGGTTCTATTTGTGCAAGAGTTCCTAGTCTCTCATTCATCATTTCAGTTTCTTTCAATTCTGCAAACTGATTATCATA